ACCTAAGTAGTCCCTATCAGGCGGAACAAAAAATGCCGTTACAACTGCGGCCAGTAATGAAATGACCAGCATGGCATTGGCGCGACACCAAGATTTGACCTTACCCATAAAAAGCCCCTTTGCGTGAAAAATGTAGAATTCTGTATGGACACTTCTGCGAAGAAGATAACACATTTTCAAATGATTTACAATGGCACTCCGTTGACCTAACAATCGCTAAAGGCAGTTCAAAACTCGTGTACATTTTGCGCTGCTGGAATCAATAAAAGCACTTTTAAAAATATTTCGATTTCTTTGGAAGAATCAGTAGCTTTCCGGCGCAAGGTGTGATATGTGTTGTGGCTACCAAAGAAAGGAGCGATGCTCATGGCAAAGAAACGCGCCAACGGCGATGGCAACATCCGCAAACGCGCAGACGGGCGTTGGAAGGGTCGCTACACAGCAGGCTACCGCTGCCTCAAAGAGCTGGCGCATACCGCAGGGTTCCCCCTCAAGTCTGTGGGAGGGCGTGAGCAAGTTTCATTATCCGCCGCGCTGTCATCGCGCCCGATTTGCCGAATCGGGTCTAAGGCTGCGTAGATCGCTCGGATGGCTTTTCCGGAATCACCTCCTTGAAGCCATCGTCGTGGCGGCGCACCTTATGCCGCTATCACGCGGGTTTTGTGCCTGCATCATGGTCTATTCAGTTTTCAACGTTCAACGAAAGGCTTCGTGGAGAATGTCCCTTCACCTATCATCTTTTTTAGGGCATTTTTGCACCCTGTTTTTGAGCTTACGGGAAAAATTTTTTGATTTTCTTCATTGCGGAGCCAATGCTTTTGGAAATGTTCTGGTGTCTGATGCCCTCAATCTGCCCAATTTCATCAACGGTCATTCCGCCAACGTAGTACATCCAAAGTCTGCGGAACTGTGTTTCCGTCAGCTTGTCCCTGATCTGAGAAACCATCGCGGAAGCCGCTCTGTGCCGTTCAGCTTTCTCGTGCTTGCGATCCATAACCACATCAATGGCAGGAATGGAAAGTGCGGCTTCGGACAGGTCATCAATGGACGTATTGTGTTTCCCCTCTACCACATCCTGATTGTCCTCAGTGTGGTAGTTTCCATCCGACCAAGATTTCCATTTCAGAAATTCTTCCTCGCTGGCAAAGTCCTCGCGGGTCAGGCGGACGATGACTTCATTGGCGTCCATATAAACGATGGCATCGGGGTCTTTCTTATTCAGCGCATAGATGCTTTTTCTATTAAACATTTTGTTCCTCCGTTCAGATCCGAGTGGGTAAAAAGGCCAGAACGAAGGGCGGCGGGGAGCGGCAGCCCACGGCGAAAAAGTGCCGGGAACGACAAAAAGCGCCCACACAGGCATGAAAGCCTGTATGGGCGCTTGGGCGCACTTCAATATTGAAAATGTTGGAGGCTGCCGGATGGCATGGGCATCCCAGCGCAGCCGGAGGGCAATCAACTATGCTTTCATTGTGGTATCCGACCGCATCAGCGGACCCTCCTGCATCTTCCCATCATACACATGGGCTCCTTTCCAATCAAATTGGGTAAGGGCGAAAACGGCGGTTGCCTCTAACAGAGCAGCCGCCGTTTCCTCTATGCCATACGCTGCTTTTCAGTACCGCAAGGATGGGTGTCCTGTTATCGTCGTATTCTGATTTCTTTCAGGGCATTTCCGGCTTCCTCACCAGCTTGACGGTGAACGCCTGTTCCGTGGCCCCCTCTGGCAGCAGCTTCGCCATGACCACCAGCCGCTGATTGCCGCTGTTGGTCTTGTCGTACTTCCGGCAGCAGGTGGAGAGTGTCAGGAAGGTATCCCCCTCGGAGAAGGTCACACCGTCAAAATCCAGCCAGTTTTTCCGCGCAACCGTCTCAAAGAAGCTGGTCAGGTCATCTCCCGTGGGATCAGGTGCAATATAGTCAAAACCAATATCCGTGACGAATAGAGCGGTGATCTGGAAAATCATGTCCTCACCATCCACAGAGAGATAGATATACGGATGCTCCTTTACGAAGTCTGCGTCCATATAGCGGTAGAGCTTGCTGAACCGCACACCGTCCGGATCGTAGTTGCTGGCGGAGTGGCCGAAAATGGTGGTGTTTTTGTCCAGCTTATCCCTGCCGCCGATTTCGTTTTCACAATGGGCATACCAGCAGCCCCACATGGCATACTCACCGTTTTCATCCAGCTTCAGGTAATAGCCGTTGTCCTCCGCCTGCATCACGGGGTCGTCCACCTCCGCACCGGGAATATACAGCCATGCCACGGTGTCGGGATTCTTCGCTCTGGCTTCCGCCAACTCTGCCTGCCTGTCCACCGAGGGGATAACTTCGCCTGCGGGAGTCGCTGATGGCTGAGGCGCAGATGTGCCGAAAGGCGTTCTGCCGGGAATGTCGATAGACCCCGTCTCTTTCTGATAGCAGCCCATGACCGCCGTGGTCATAGCAAAGAGAAGGACGGCCATGCAGATGATCGGACGAATGATTCTTGTGATTCTTTTCATAATGCTGTCTCCTTGCCGCGCTGGGATAGCGGCGCAGCTCAAAATGTCATTGATTTGTTTCTTGTAGCGAAAAGAGAACAGCGCAGCTTCGGGGCGAGATGCCCGTCCGCTGCGCTGTCCGATGTTCGCTTATAGGTTCATGTCAGCCGCTTACTTCTTGCAGCGCCAGAGGAAGGTCACGATCTGCGATCTGGTGCAATCCGCGTCGGGGCTGAATGTGGTGTTGGTGGTTCCCCTGGTGATGTCCTTCTTGGCCGCCCACAGAACCGCATCAGCATAGTAGGCGGCGGACTTCACATCGGCAAAGGGATTGGCCGTACCCGCTGCCGGGGACTTCTCGGAACGCCACAGGAACGCGACGATCTGGGCGCGGGTGCAGGTCATGTTGGGGCTGAACGTGGTGTCGCTGGTGCCCTTGGTGATGTCATTCTCCACCGCCCACAGCACAGCGTCGTAATAATAGCTGCCCGCGGGGACATCGGTAAACGGCATGGTGCGGGTTTCGGGCTTGGGACTGCCAGCGGCACGCCACAGGAAGGTCACGGCCTGCGCACGGGTGCAGATGCCATCCGGGGAGAAGTGGGTAGCATCGGTTCCCTGCGTAATACCGTTCCCCACCGCCCAATCCACAGCGTTCTCATAATAGCTGCCGGTGGCTACATCCACAAACACGCCGGCCTGGGGGTTGCCGTTGGCTTTCATAAAGATGACCTCGATGGTATGGGGTCTGCGGACATTCTCAAAGGTGTAGGACTTCACCGCGCCGATGCTCTTGCCGTCGATCTTGACGTTGGAGACGGCATAGCTCTTATCTGGGGTGATGGTAAAGGTCTAATCCCTACCCTCACGGACGCTGACGCTGCCGGAGGGAGAGATGGAGCCGCCAGTACCGGCAGTTGCCTTGATGGTGTAGTAGCTGTCGTACCAACCGCCGCCACTGCTGGACTTGTGATACAGCTCAACCTCGCCGGTCAGGGTCGTGTAGTTGTCATCATCAGGCGTGAAGCGCCATTTGTAGGTCGTGTTGGCCTTGACCGTGGTATCGTCGGGCAGGGGCTCGCCCTTGTCATCCACCCATTCCAGCTTGCCGTCACTGGGATTCAGAGTGCTTCCCTTGGTGGTCAGCGCCGCGTCCTTCAGCGTCTTGCCGCTGGTGGTGATCTTGGTGTAGTTCGGCTCGCCGGTAGGCGTGGCCGGTTTGATCATGAGCACGAAGGGAGCGCTGGTGACGTCGTTGTAGTCGTTGTCGCCCGCCTTAGTCGCGATGACGCTGACAGAGCCGACCTTGACGGGAGTCAGAACGCCGGTTTCGGGATCGATGGTTGCCTCGCCGGTGCTTGCGTCTGTGTCGATGCGGTAGGTCACTGTGCCCGTGCCGGAGCCGCCAGTGGTGGTCAATGTCAGTGTCTGACCGTAGACCACACTACCCGCACCGGTGATGGTCAACGGCTTCTGATCGTCCTTTTCTGTCAGAGTGACGTTCAGCGTGATGGTGAAATCCTCGTAATTGTCACAGGACGCCTTGAGGGTGATGGTGATCTTGTCACCCGCCTTGCCGCCGGAGATGGCATAGGTCAGCAAGCTGCCGTCCGCTGCGAAGTCTTGCTTGGACAGGACGATGCTCGCCTCGCTGCTGAACGTCCAGTCCTGCCCGGCGGGCAGTCCGGCCCAGTCCGGCGTGTAGGTGTGATCCGAGGCGTCCGTGTACTTCTGCTCCAGCTCGACCGTTTTGAGGTTGCCGCCATCTGCCTTGTTCACCGTGACTTCAAGTTCAATGTTCTCCACTGTGTTGTAGTTTTCGGTGTCCTTCGGAGTGAACTTTGCCTGGAAGGTCTTGGCGGCAGTCGAAGCGCCGCCCACAGATTCGCTGCTATCCATCCAACTCCAGCCGTCCGGCAGCGTCACATCCGCCAGCGTCTGACCGTATTTTGCCGTCAGCCCGGTGGGAACGGTGTAGGTCGGCGTTGCCTTTGCTACCACAAATTCGCAATACACAGCTTCAAATCCGTAGTAGTTATCCGTATCGCCAATGCTGGCGTACATACGGTAGGTACCGGCGTTCAGCGCGGGCGGATTGCTGATATCCCACGTCTGAACGGAGCCGCTGTCCGCAGCGGCATAACGGTAGGTCACTTGAGCATTCGCGTCACCAATCCGGTCTGTCAAGGTCGGTGTGCTTGGCGCTTGACCGTAAGTATAGCCTGCCATGCTGACCTTGCCGTACTGCGTAGCCTTTTCGACAGTGATATTCGATCTTCCCGAAACCGTTAAATACTTCTCGGTGTCAGTCGGTTCGAAAATCCACTCGGCTGCATAGGTACCGTTCCCAACCACGGGTATATGCGTGCCGTCCACCCATTCAAAGGTTCCATCGACATCCACGTTGTTGACATTATCATGGAGCTTGCCGGAGAGAGCGATGGTATTCAGGGCGTCGCCGTAGATGATGGCGTTCTTGCTCAGCGTCGGTGTGCCGGTGGGAGTGATCCTGTTCTTCGCGCTGACGTTGACGGTCAGCGTGATGTCCTCATAGTTTGCGCTCTTGATTACCACGGTCACTGTGCCCACAGAGCCGGTGGTTTCCACGTCATTTTTCTGAATGGGCAGGGTCAGCTCGCCGTTTTCCACCTTCGCGCCGCCGGTGTAGTAGCCGTCATTGAGTTTGATTTCGCCGATCTCATAGGTGAGCGTACCGTACTCTTTGTGCGTTTCCAGCGTGGGCAGGGTGGGGAGCGTCACAGTGTAGGTCTTTTCGTAGCCGTTTATAATGACGAGCGCGGTTTCCTTGGTGAAGTCAGGCGCAGCGGCCTTGGTGATGCTGCCAGTCGTAGGGAAGCTGCTCTGCTCCAGGGCGTAATTCTTCGCGGCCTGCCCCATCAGGGTCACTGTGGCAGTGACGTTCTTGCCGCTGTCCACACTGGCATCGTCAAATCTGGCGGTCACGGCGTAGTCCTTGTCCTTCTGCAAGGTTACGCTACCCTCGAAGGTCACGCTGGTAATGCCCGCGTCTGTCGTGCCATCATAGGGCTTGGACACAGCCGTTACCCCGGTGATCGTCAGCGGCTTCTGCCCAATGCGGACTGCCACGCTGGCGGGTGCGGTATCGTTGTGGTTTGCATCGCCAATCACCCGATACCACACGGTATATGCTCCGGCATCGGTGCCGGTACCCTCGATAGTCAGGGTGAGGCTGTCATTGACATTGGTGGCCGTGTTGCCGCTTACAATACGGTAGGTAATATTTTCAGTCCATTTTTCCAGTGCCACACCGGTAATCTTCGGCGATTGCTCCGCCGCGTTGTATTCGAGGTCGGCAGATTTCAGCGTAATCACTGCGCCCTCGATGGACTTGGGAGCGACCTCGACAGTTGCGGTGTCGGTTACGGTTGCGTATTCCTCGGAATCCGGAGTGAACGTCCATTCGACACTATGACCAAGCGTACTCGCGTCCAGAATCGTATTGTCCGGTTGCTGCCACGAGAAAGTGCCCTCGACCTTTGCGCCGGTATTGGGGTCTTTCATCTTGCCCGAAATTTCGCTCTTGCTCAGTGTGTCACCGTAGGTAATCGGCGTTGCGGTGATCTCGCCGTCCAGCACGGGAACGATCTTGTTCTTCGCGATGACTTCAACGGTCGGGAGCATGTCCTGATAGTTGTCCGTGGTGATCTTGACGCCTACGGTTCCGACGGAACCTTCGGTCTGAGATTCGACAGCCGGGACAGTCAACTGGAACTCATCGTTTGATGTGATCATTGCCGTCGAATTTGCGTAGCCGCCCTCTCCAATCAGATCGAAGTTGCAGGCCTCATATTTGATGGAGCCGTACTTACAATTATCGCCCAGCGTCGGCAGCGCGGGAAGATTGACCAAGTAAGTCTTTGCCAGCCCGTTGATAACGGTCAGCTCTACGGGCTGCACTGTGGGCGCAGCGGCCTTGGTGATGGTGAACCGGTTCACATCATCGGTCGCGAAAACGTCGCTGACCTTTGTGGTACCTTCCGACTTACCTTCAAACACATAGTTATTGCTTGTGAGTGTCATGGTGAAGGAAAGCGCCTTTCCGTTTCCGACCTCCGGCGAGGGCAGATAGCTCCCGTCCTCCTGCTTACTGGTAAATTGGGCGTCAGAGAAGGTGAGCGCCGTATCGGGAAGTTTAATATTCGTGGCCTTCGCCGTTTTGCTGAAAAACGTCAGCTTGTCCGCAGTGAGCGTGACATCTGCACTGCCGTCGTAGGTCTTGGAGATTGACGAAACAGAGAGAAGGCTGATCGGCAGCGGGTCGATGGTCACGGTGAACGCACCGGTAGCTGGTTCGTGGTTCGCGGCTTCCGCCTTGTAGTAAGCGGTGTATGTACCCGCGTCGGTGAATGTCGGTACGCCCGAAGTATAGTTGCCGTCTACCTTGTCGCTGTAGGTGAACGTCACGGGAGTGCTGTCTACGCTTTGTCCAGACGCGATGATCGATGCGATCTGTTCCTCGCCGGTGTAATACATGCTGGATGCTTTCACGGAAACGATCAGCTTCGCCGGTTTGACCTTGACGGTCACAGTTCCGGTCGCGGTCGCGTATTCCTCATAGCCCTCCGCCGGGGTGAATGTCCATTCGGCATCATAGCTGCCTGCATCGGGCTTGATTGTGCCATCTGTCCATGTAAATGTACCGTTGACTGCATCACCCGTGTTGGGGTCTTTCATCTTGCCCGAAATTTCGCTCTTGCTCAGTGTGTCACCGTAGGTAATCGGCGTTGCGGTGATTGTGCCGTCCGGCTCAGGTTTGATTTGGTCCACCGCGTTGAGGACGAGCGTCAGTTGAAAGTTCTCGTAGTTGGTGGTGGTGACATTCACCTTGACGGTACCGATCTGGCCGGTCGCTGTTCCATCTTTCGCATAGAGACCTACCAAAGTCAGCTTGCTGCCCTCAAATTCCGCTATCTCCGGGTCGAGATAATATCCATGAGCGGTGAAGTTGATAGCAGTCTGCTGATTCCCCAAATCGTAGCGCACTGTGCCGTAATCTCCATTGGGCGCTTCGGGCAGCAGCTTGCTGAAATCGTAGGTGTACGTCTGCTGTGTGCCGTTGATTACGTTCAGTGTGTCGGTCGGGATATTCGTGGGCGCAGCGGCTTTGTTAATTTTGAAAGACTTATCATCCAGCTCCGCGCCGTTCAGCGTAAAGTCCTTTTGAGTCGTGCCGTCTTCAAAGACATAGCCCGCATTCTTTAACTTGATGGTGAAGGAGACAGTCTTTATGCCGGCATCGGCGGAATCATAGCAGGCGTTGAGCACCTCATAATCTGTACCCTTAGCCAGCCGAAGCGGAACACCAGTATAATAGCTGTCCGCGCTCTTAAGTGTGATTTTCGCATTTGCAGGCAGATCTGTCGTTCCGTCGTATGTCTTAATGATGTCGCCGACCGAGGCCGCTACTTTGAGCGGTCGGACCGTCCATTCGGCAGACTTACTTCCGGTATAATCGCCGTTGTCTGTTGCCTTGATGGTCAGCGTACAGGGGCCTACATCGTAGGTGCTGCCGCCGCCGGTAATGGTGAAATCCTTGTCCTTTTCCAGCGTTTGGCCTTTGTATGTCACGATAAACGTCGGCACATCGGTCGCGTCCAAATAATTGAATGCCGCTTCATTGCCATTGGGGAACGTGATCTCGGCATTGCTGAGATTCGGCTTGGTGACGGTCAGCATTTTTTGGGTGCTCGTCACCGAATAGCCGTCCTTGGTGGCGGTGAAATAAATGTCGTAGGTTCCGATCGTGTTAGCGTCGAGGTCTACAACGTAGTACCAGCTGCTGCCAATCTTTTTATATTCAGCTTTCTTCTGGCTGTATGTGGGCACGTTGTTTCCAACGATCTCCCCGGTGTAGATGTATACATCCGCACCACTTGTATTGCAGCTGGCGCAGAGCTGGACGGTCGTGCCGCGCTCCACCTTCGGCGAGTTGCCGGTCAGGTTCTTGCCATCGACCTTCAGATTCAAGGTCTTGGTGGTGATGGGCAGTCTATTGATGATAACATTGTTCAACTGCGAGCCTTTGACATCATCCCGGGCATACCACTTGTGGGTGCCGTCCGCGTTGAGCACCTTGTATCCAAGTGCTGTGTCATTCAGAATATTTTTCCACGTCGCGCCCTCTGCCAACGTCAATTCGCCGATCACGGCGGGATATTTCGACCCGGCGAGTTTTGCTCCTCTGTAGGCAACGACCGCGTCAATGCTGGCTGTGGTGGTGTTTTGTGTGTTGCTGAAAGTGGTGGTGTTGCTGGCCGCAGCCGCCTTGACCGTCACCGTGCCCTTGATGGAGTGGCCGTTCAGGTTAAGCCCCGTGTCCTGCGTGCCGTTGATGGTATAATCGCCGGTCACGTCGGTCAGCAGGTAGAGGGTCGCGCCACCGTCTCTGCCTGCATCAATGGCCGTTTGTAAATTGGCAAATCTCCGCCGCAGGCGGTTGCCCTCGCCATTGTTCAAGTCTGTTTCGGCCACCGCGGGCGCGCCGCAGTAGGGGCAGTTGGTGCCATCAAAGCCGTTCTTGCCGCCGTGGCTGCACAACTTTACCACCAGGTCGCAGGTCTGGGCAGCGGCTTCCTCCAGCGTGAGCTGCGTGTCGCCACGGTAGTAAGCAAGTCCCGCGTTCCCGGGAAGCAGATTACCCAATGTGATGTTATTATTCAGCCGCAGACCGCTTCTCGAAATCTTTCCGCCGTACAGCTCGACTGTACCGCCCCAAACCTCCAGCTGGAGCAGAGTGGTATGGTCATTCTTCGGATCAAATACCAGTGTACCGCCCTCCCGCACGGTCACTCCCACCGCGCCGTTGCCGCCGCTGCTGTCAATGACCGTCAGGTTGCCGGTGCGAACCTGGCTCATGGCCGTACGACCGCCGACATTCAAGCTGTATCCGCTCAGACTGTGTCCGTCCAAATCCAGCGTGAGAGTCTTGCTGACATATATGCCGTCAGGCAGCATCTTGTTTGTCAGCAGCTTGACGGTCTGACCGTCAGCTGCCGCATTCAGCGCGGACGGCACATCGGTATAATAGGTTTCACCGATGCCGGCCGCAAACTGCGTCCCGCAGACCGTGCACTTGCCGTCTTTACCGATGGTGCTCGCGCCCTCGGCGTTCTTGTGGGTGCAGGACAGACCGCAGGCGCACTTGTTGTTCACCATGGCGTGGGTGTGCTCCTTGACGGTTACGTCGGCCAGCTCCGTTGCATTGCCGTCCTGCACGTCGTCGCCCTTGTAGAAAGCGTGCACCTTCTGCGTATCCAACAGGGACATGAGCGGCTGCAACTCTTCTGCGATGTAGCTCTTAATGCTTTGGAACGTGCCGCCGCTGATGGCGATGGTTCCGTTGTGCGTGAACTGCACATCGCCAAACGTGCCGTCCGTAATGTTCAGCGTAGCGCTGGAAGCGACAACCCATTCACCCGCGTGATTGGAACCGCCATTGACGGTGACGGAAGCACCCTCCAATACGGTGAGGCCATACACCGTGCCGTTGCTGATGGTCGCAGTGCCGCTGTTCACGTCGCAGACAAGTCCCACGCATTCTGAACCGCCGATCTCGCCGCTCCGGATGTCCAGTGCGCCGGCCATGAACATGAGATTTGAAATTCTGCCGTAAGCGCCCTCGCCTGTAACAGTCAGGTTGCCTGTCGCGAGAGTTTCTTTTTTCTGCGTTTCCTCGTTAGTCTCTGAGAATCCAACCTCGAGGTAGTCGACCGTCTTGTGGTTCAGATCGAGCGTCAGGGTTTTGGTGACAACGGGTACGATGGAAGCATACTGTTCGAACGTAAAATTTTCACCGAGCGCATTGAGGGCGTCTGCATCCGTCACATGGTTTGCCAGCAGCTTGACGGTGTCACCGTCCTGCGCCGCATTCAGCGCCGCCGGGAGGGATTTGTATGTGCCGCCGTCCGTTCCGTCCGCTTTTGTTATCGAAGCGGCCTCAACGACAGCCTCGTTGACTGTGAGTTCCACGGTTGCTGACCGATCCTCTTCGTAGTTCGTGGTCTCGGCGGTCTTGGCGTAAACGTAATATGTGCCGGGGTCGCTGATTGCGGTGTTTTCGTCAATCTTGGGCATGGCTTCGCTGCCCTCTACGTCAGAAGAGCCCGCCCAGCTTTTTAACGCGGAAGCCAGATAATAATATGTCACCTCGGCGTCTTCCGGAGCACCCTCGACAGACAGAAGCGGAAGAAGCTTTTCGCCCGCCGTGCAAGCCGTCTTGGAAAGAGTTACGGTCAGATTGGGATAGGCCTTGTTGATGTAGCCGCCGATCGTAAACGTTTCTTCGCCCGCCTTGAGCTTGTACTTCTTCGCAGTTTCGCCAGTCAGCGTGATTTCCACAGTGACTTTATGCCATCCCGCGTCCGCGGAATCGAACGTCTTCTTGGCGGTAAAGCCCGTTCCTTCTTTGAGTTTGATTTCATTTGTGCCGTCTGTAAACGTCAAGTCGATTGGAATCGTGCCGCCGTCCGTCGTGCCGTCATAGCCGCGGCCAATGGAATCGGGCTTGCTTACGCACCAGATCTCCGTCCGCGTGTCCTCTCCGGGGATATATGTGCCGCCGCCCCCTTCTGTCGGGCTTCCGGGGGCTACATAGATCCCACCGCCCTCGCCACCGGTCTCACCGCCGCCGATGACACCGCCCGATATGCTCACGTCCTCTCCCTCGGCAAAAGCCGCTGTGGGCAGAAGCGTCAGGCAAAGCACGAGCACCATAAATAAGCTCAATACTCGTTTTTTCATAAGATCCTCCTTTAGGATATGCGTATAGGGTTTATATTCAGCCCGTTTTAGCACAGGCACAGCTTTTATAGATCATCCGGAATGAGCCGCAGCTTTTTCGCGGCGGTCTTGGCCTCCGCCCGGCGCTTCACGTCCAGCTTGTCG